AACAACGCGCTCGAAACGTACAACATCGAACCGCCGTGGTACGGCCTTTGCTACATCATCAAGGTCAAGCGGTAAAATGGCCTTCTCCCGTACGTGAATAAGTGGACCGAACGTAGTTAGTAGGGCGTCGGTAGACAGCCCGAAACCCAAGCTAGTAGGCCCATCAACCATCGAATCACAAAGGAACTACCAACATGCCAGGACCATACGTAGGCGTTCGAGCGATTTCTCGCTCACAGAACGTCAGAATCGCAGGACAGAAGGTCACCGAGAACGTCACCACGTACGTTGACCTCAACCCGGAAACCACCGGAACCTACCCTCGCGCTTACCCGCCAGTCAAAGAGCTTCGCTCCCACTTGGCAATCGGCGCGATCATCGTCGTTGAGCCGCTAACCTGGACAACCTCAGATTGGGCGGTTCAGAGTGGGCTTGTCGTCACATCTAGCGCACTTGCTGCCAAAAAAACCAAAGTCGTCGTTTCGCCAGGTGACGTTGAGCAGCGCAGCACGGGGCTAGTCGCCGCAAGCACGGGCAAAGCGTCAACGGAATACACAACCGTAGTCGAAGGCAAAGAACGCATCGACATCTTCACGGTTGCTTACACCAACGACGAATCTGGTGCTTCGAAAGAGAAAGAAGGCACCGCTGCCGTAACGGGTAAAGCTGTTCAGCCGGAAACGGAAGAAGAGGAAAAACTCGTCACATACGCGAAAGAACTCGAAAAAGCGGAAATCACTCAGAAAGAATACAACGAAAAAGTTGCTGTTCTTCCGAAGGAACTGGTCATCGCCACCATCACGTACAGCTACCCGACTGGTGGATCCGAAGAACGACCTGTGGTAACTCCGCAGAACCGCGCCTGATTCACCGCCGCATTCAAGGGGAGCGTCCATATTGGGCGCTCCTCTGCTATAATCAGTAGATATGACTACACCTACCTCACCCGATCTTCCGACCGACGATCTGGTCAAGTCGAAGCAGGAGTACGCCGATCTGCTTACCCAGGACATGACGGACGACGAAATCAGCAAATCGTTCGACATCATGCTCCCGATCATCAAGAAGTGGCAAGAGCGATTCATCCGTCGCGCTGAGAGTTACGCGAACGTCGAAGCTGCGATGGAAGACGTGAACAGGTTCGAGGACGAGTTGAAGTATGAACTTGCCACGAAGCTCAAGATTTACGCCACCGTCGATGTGCTACCTTTGCTCGAAGGCAAGCCTCCGGTGATCGTGATCCAGGGTCCACTAGAGGACCACATCATCCACAAGTACGGCTTTGACCATGAGAAGAAGGGTTACGAGGTAACCCACGCAACACGCAACGACGAAGCCTATCTTGGGGAGAAGCCGAAACACAAACGGAAGAAGAATGAAGCTCCTCGACCAAGTAGAAAACCTGCTACTTGATCAGCAGCTAGAAAAGTAGCTTCTCCTCCGTCGTAATGGACGGATGCCCCGTGATCGTATCAGACAAGAGTATTGCGCCAAGGGACATCTGCTTTCCGAGACAGCCCATGTCCGCGAGAACGGCAAGCGTAGCTGTAGCGTATGTCAGAAAGAACGACGAGAGGAACTAAAGGAACGTCCCAAGATTTTCCTAGCAGAAAAGCGATGCGGTCGTTGCGAGGTTCCGAAGCCCCTGAACGAGTTCTATCGTGATGCTTCCAAGCCTGACGGCGTTGGTTATTACTGCAAGGTGTGTGAACGATGGATCAAACTGCTCTACAACTACGGTGTGACCGAGGAGGAATACAACGCCCTTTACGCGAAACAAGGTGGGTGTTGCGCCATCTGTGGGCACTGTCCTGTCCCGCCAGAACCGTTCTTGGTAGTGGATCACGTTCACGATACCGAGGTCGTGCGCGGACTGCTATGCGGAACCTGCAACACAGGACTTGGGATGTTGAAAGAGAACCCCGAGATTGTCGAGAAGGCATTGGAGTATCTGTATGAAGCTGCTTGACCAGGTGGAAAATTCCCTAGCGCCTAAGCACATCAGCATCATTGAGTTCGCTGAATCGTCAGACTACTGCGGCAAGACCCTCTATCCTCGGCAGGCCGTTCTTCTCAAGCTGCTCAACCTTGAGGAGCTAACAGGCGAGGAGGAGGACGTACTCGACTACTGGCTCAAGGGCGGGCGTAACGGTACCGAGATTGAGATTTCGCCCAATGTGCGCGAGCGTGTCGAATGGCTCCGCGAGAACGACTACCCGCACTTCCGCGAGGCTATCCTCGTCGGGGGTCGCCGTAGCTCCAAGGGATTCTGCACCGGCATCCAGATGGCGTACGTCATGTGGAACTGCTTGCAGTTGCAGGATCCTGGCGCGTACTACGGCATCGACCCGGAGAAGGAAATCTACTTCTCCTGTGTCGCCGGTTCCGAGGAACAGGCGAAGGAGTTCCAGTACGCCGACTTTTCGTCAACCGTGACGACGTGCAAGTCCTTCGACCCGTACATCATCAAGTCCCTAGAGACTGAGCTTCGCATCGCCACCGAGACTGACCTCCGTCGCATTCACACGGAGAAGGCCAAGGGGAACCGCATCCAGAAGGACATCGCTCGACTTCGAGGCAAGGCTCTTGCCGCGAACGCCGGTACGCTGCGTGGATCAGCTACCATGGCTATCTGCATAGACGAGATGGCGCACATGATCCCCGGTGAGTCGAAGGCTGCCGCTGATCAGGTCTACAACGCCGCCGACCCGTCCCTCGACCAGTTCGGCGTAGACGGCATGATGTTCTGCAACTCAAGCCCGTACTCCAAGGTGGGTATGTTCTTCGACCGCTTCGAAGCGGCAAAGGTGAAGTTCGATCCTGACCGTCCGCTAGATGACGTTGTAGTCGTGGGTGAGGAGGGTGACATCGATATTCATGAACTCAATGGCGACCCGCGTATCTTCACCTTGCAGTTCGCGTCATGGTCGCTCTTCGAGGGTTACCAGAAGTCGAAGCACGCCAAGCGCCTCAAATGGACCCTCATGGCTTGCCCGGAGTGGGACGAGGACGAGAAGAACGAGGACGGCACTCCGTACTGGAACGACAAAGACATCACCGCGATCAAGGCCGCACGTTCCAAGGAGAAACAGAACCCGGAGACATACAAAGTCGAGCGTCGTGGCAAATTCGCAGAGGTCACCGAAGCGTACATCCCAGGTGGCGTCGTGGACAAAATGTTCGCGGGCCTCCCTATCGAATGGGTATCGAAGATGAACCCACGCACGCATGAGCAGGGACCGCTCGAACCTGTGTACGCGGAGTTGGCAACGAATGACATGGGCCGCGTGGGTGAGTACGGCAGGCACAAGTTCCACATCGATCCGTCATCCACCACCGCTGGATTCGGCTTCGCCATCGCGCATCCGGAGAACATCGTCAACGGGGCCACAATGGTCGAGGAGGAACACGTTGTCTTCGATGTCATCCAGCGCTGGCAGCCGCAGCACTTCGCGGGCAAAGTCATCGACTGGCACATCGTGCTCCCTGAACTCGTAGGCTTCGCGGAACTCTTCCGCCCGTTCGAGATTACCTTCGGCCAGCATGAGTCGCTACAGGCGATGCAGGAACTCGATGAAAAACTCCGCCAGAAAAACTACGGCACGCGCATCTTCCAGTCCAAAGAGACAGCGGAGCTAAACTGGAAGCGTTGGGAGGTCACCAAGACCTCGATGTACTCTGGCTACGTCCACGCGCCGAAAGACACCGAGGATGCCAAGTTCGCTGCTCTTGAGTTGAAGTTCTTGCAGAAGCAGGCAGGCGCAGGGCGCTGGCCTCGCATCGACAAGCAGGAAATGGGTCCGGTCCAGACGAAGGATATGGCGGACTGTATAGCCGAGTGTGTGTCCACATTGATAGGCAATCAGATAGCGAACCGCACCCGTGACCGATTGACCCACTCGGCCCTATTGGGCGGCTCTCCGGGCGGCTACCAGATCGGCCTCGGCAGCAACCCAGCAGTGGGCGGAGCCGGTCCTCCGAACATCTCCGAGTATTACTCCCGCCGTGATGAGAAGATCGGCGGCGGAGGCAATCCGGCCCGAGGAGTGCTGGGAGGCGGCAGGAACCGCCGCAACCGGAACAAGGCAAGATGGTAAGACACGTACTTTAGAGTTGGATCGGGCCGATAACAACTGATGAGACTTTCCGCCACCTACGTATATGAGGGTGACACGATCTTTGCCTTTCACGGCAACACCCTGATCACGCACGGAACAGAACACAGCGCAGTCGAGCAGACGGCTGTTGACTACCTCAACAACCTTGTCAAGAAGGACAAGGAGGACGACAACGCAACCGAGGTCAAGAGTGCCCGCTTCATCGAAACCCCGAATGGGCTGAAAGGCGAAATCCTTGGCAACGTCAAGGGCCTTTGGGATGACGAGATTACGGTGCGTTGGGAGAACGGTCGTATCGCCAAGTACGATACACGTCTTGAGGGCAAGTACACCAAGACCGCAGGCACCGGCGAGCCGGAAAGCGCTCTCGACTACCTCACCAAGACTCTCGACGCCGACTACGGTCGCGACAAGACCTCGCTATCTGCTAGGCTCCATGATCTAGACGGCGTTGTCGCCAAGGTCGCCGCTATCGTGGGCACCGATGAGCTACCGGCAGCCGACGCAAGGCGGCTTGACGGCATCGCTCTCGCAGCAGAGCATGAGCAGAACGAAATCCGCGAGGCGCTTGCCCACTTGGAGCAGGCGGACTACGAATCCTTCATCCCGGTCGAGCCGTTCAAGGCTTCGGCTGTCGAGCAGGCTTCTCTCGGCCAGGGCGCTTACAACGAGCGCGTGGGTCGTGGTGGTAGCTGGCTGGACGAGACAATCGATGACATGATCCGCGAAGCAGACTCCACAGACTTCGACCGTCTACTCCTAGAGGGTCCGGGACAGTTCGTGGTGGACGTTGACACGGCGGCACTTGCCGACCAGGGCGTCACTGCACAGCTAGCACAGACCTTCATCGAGAGCAAGACCGCTGGTCTTGTTGGTGAGGCTGTCGAAGACTATCGCAAGCAGTTCCTCGCCAAAGCGGAGATTGCTCGTCGCCAAGAGCTACTAGAGCGCCAGCGCACAGCCCGTGTCGCAGCAGAGAAGCAAGTAGAGCAGGAGAAGAGCGACAACCTCCCCGACGAGTCGCTGTTCATGTGATGAGTGACTTTGACTACAACGGATACGGACTCTTCGAGTCACTAGCCTCAGATCAGCAGGAGGAGCGTCGAGCACAGCGCAAGGCGCTTGTCACTGCGTCTGCCCGAGTTGAGAACACCCTCGGATCCTGGCTCAAGGCAGCCTCTAGCGGTCCCGAATTCGATGAGCGTTACTCGCTCGTCCAGCAGGAGTTCATCTCAACGATCCGCGAGGCCGCTGAGGAGTTCGGCGTTCCACATGCCCCCGTCGCCAACACCATCTTCTCTCACTACCGCACCGCAGCTTACAAGCTAGCTGACAAGGACGAGGACGAGGAGGACGAGAAGTCACTCAAGGAGGCTCCTGAGCCTGTCGAGAGCGAGAAAGACGAGGAGGACGACGATGACGACATGTCAGATTGGCACTCCGAGTCATCTGTCAAGACCGCTGGTCACTGCAAGGAGTGCGCTGGTAAGGGCTGTTGCCCAGCCGATTGCGACTGCACCGATTGCTCTTGCTGCGGGGGTAAGCAGAGTTCTTTTTTAGCTGAGGCTGATACCCGGACCGCCGATGGTGGCGAGAAGGGACAGTGCTCAGAGTGCGAGAACGAGGGCTTCCTCAAGGGAGGCGTCTGCGGACCGTGCCGTGGCAAGAAACTAGAGGAGCGTGAGTCCAAGGACAAGGAGCACTGGATCCAGGATGCAGTGAAGAAGCCTGGTGACCTCCATCGCAAGCTCCACGTACCCGAGGGCGAGAAGATCCCTGAGTCGGAGATTGAGCACGCCGAGGAGACTGGCGACAAGGATCTGAAAGAGAAAGCGCAGTTCGCAGAGAACGTGCGCAAAGGCCACATCCGTTGGGCAGCCAAGGAGAGCTTCTACCCAGGCGGCTACGGCAACTCTGACCAGGAACTCGCGTACCTTGACTCCGAGCAGCCGATCAACTACGACGACGGCTCAATGGAGGGCGACCACCTATCGGGTCGTCACTACGAGAGCGGTCCCGTTCCGGGTTGCCCATGGTGCGAGAACCCTGGACCGGCATGGCACAGCCAGGAGGCAGAACGCTATGACCCGCACGGTGACTACGACCCGCACGAAGGTCGCGTTGCTGCCGAGGGCGCTGACGCCGACGATTCGTACGAGAAACCAGATCAGTCACTAGGCGAGGGATCAGAAGCCGAGGGCAATTCCGGTCTATCTGACAAAGCATCGCCGGTTATCGACAAGGGCGAGGCCCGCAAAGACGGTGACACAGGTTGGAGCCTAGAGTCCGTTGACCCGCCGAGCAAGAAGCACCCGACCGTCCACATGGACCCGACCGTGGTCCTCCCGCGCGAGAACATCAAAACGACAGTGAAGGATCAGGTCAAGGGCATCGGTGAGTCAGTCACCGAGAGTCAGGAGCTACCGACCTCAACGAACTTCGATGACGCAGGCTTCGCAGGCCCGAACCAGGAGCAGGCTCCGCACACAGACCAGTGGGGCAACGACGGCCAGGTCGAGCCGGTCACCAACACAGCGCTAGCTAAGCAGCGCTGGGCAGCCGCCTTTCCTTTGGACCCCAACGCCCCGAGCGGGCGTGACCCTCGCGCACCGCGAGTGGATCCTGCGGCTCCGCCCCGCCCCGAGGATTGCCCGAACTGCCGAGGCGCAGGATGCGAGTGGTGCCACGGCATCGGAGCCGCTACTCTAGAGCGCGACCTGCCTCCGGGCATTCGTGCCCAGGACGCTACTCCGGGCGGCGTGACTTTCCCCGCTGAGTGGGTGCAGTAATGCCTCGCCGCTTCGTGAAGGAGGCGGCTCCGGTCTTCCCTACCGGGTACGCACCACATGAACTAGAGGAACAGCGCCAGGGTGTTCCACCTGGCGGTGCTCTACCTGCTAAGGAGGATAACCCATGGGGCCAGGTCTACCCGTGCCCCGACTGTGGACAGCCGGTGCGTCATGACTTCCAGCAGTGCCCGAACTGCGGTAAGGAATCTGTACCTCCCGCTCAGCCAGGAGGACTACCTTCGATTTGGGGTGGTAAGCGCAAGGACGAGACTGAGGAGGAGGCAGAGGTCGAGAAGGACCAGGATCCGCAGGACAGCGTTCTCGACGCGCTCGAAAAGGGTAACGATCCTTCGTACGAGAAGAAGAGCTACGGAGAGCTTCCAGAACGCGGACCCGAACGTCGCGTGGAACCCGAGCGTCGTGTTCCTTGGACAGACGAGGACGAGGCCAACCATCAGCGCGAGCTAGAAGAACGCAAGAACATGGGCTACAGCACCACGGAGATTCAGCGCGTCCTTCGCGCCGAGCAGGACCGTCGCCAGCAGCAGGACCGCCGACTCAACGACATGTCTCCGATTCAGTGCCCCGAGTGTCGAGCGGGCACGCTACAGGGACCGGCCTGCAACAACTGCGGCATCACCACTGAGGAAATTCTGAGCAAACCAACCTCCCGCGAAGCCGATGTGTCAACCCCGCCTGGTACCACTGTACCGCCCGCCGAAGGTGGTCCGTCAACGCCTCCGAACGCGGTAGAGGGTGAGGGATTGGTACCACAGCATCCAGTTGCGGAACCCTTCGTGGGCTATCAGGGAGCCGAGACAGGCAACCCGGCCATTGACGAACAGTTGCAGTACGCGGTGCAGCAGGGTGCAACACCAGAAGAGGTTCGGCAGAAAGCTGCGGAGCAGGGTCAGCAGGCTCTACAGCAGCAGCATCAGCAGGGCTGGACTCCACAGAACATGTATCAGCTAGCCAGCGCCGAGAATCCGCTAGCTGACATCCTCACACAGTACACCCACGGCTTCGTTTCACAGGCCCGTGTGGACCAAGTACGTAAGCTGCTATCCTAATAGGGAAGGCTCCAAGTGGGGTCAAATCAACGACGTAAGTATTGATGGCTGACGAGAACCAACTACTACGGGCAGAGCTAGACAAACTCCGTAGACACGGGATGACTCTTCCGCGTCACAGCGGACGCGCTGCTCAGTCTTACGGCGAGGCAGTTCACACGAATCACGCGCTTCTACAGGCGGCAGGGCATGACCTAGACCGCCTCGGAGTCAGGCTTGGGCGCAGCATCACGCAGGACAACTACGATTCGTCAGTCAAGAACATGCTGGGCGAGAACCAGGCCAAGATGCAGGCCATGCAGAGCAAACGCAGCATGAGCTATCGCAGCCAGGGAGCTAGCCCGCACCTGGGCGCAAGCCGTCGTGAGCACTACCGCATGTCAGCGGTTGACCACCAATCCAACTTCGGTGGAAACCCCGGCGTCGGAACCTCGACAGGAGGCGATGCCTACAACGCCATCCCGCGTTTCTACGATCCGCTTGAGTATTGGGACATCAGCGGCCTGCCGTGGAATGTTGCGGACGAAGGCCATCGTCACAAGCTCCACAAGTGGCTGCGCTTGTACTACGCCACCCACTACCTCGTCCCGATCCTGATCGACATCTTCACCCGCTTCCCGCTCGTCGGCATGGAGCTTGAGTGCAAGGATCCGAAGCTCAAAGAAGTGTACGAGTCGATCTTCCTCGACAACCTCAAATACGAAGACTTCCTCGTTGGCCTCGGTCGCGAGTATTGGGTCGTCGGAGAGGCGTTCCCTCTCGCGTCCTTTGATGAGGACTTGGGCGTGTGGGAGCATGAGGAGTTGATCAACCCCGAGGACATCGTGATCAACAACTTCCCGTTCCTCAACTCCAAGCAGTTGAAGATCGCTCCGCCCGACTACCTCAAGCGCATCGCACAGACCAAGCTCCCGGCTCGCGAGTATTACCTCCTGCGCGAGAACTTCGAGGACTTGATCCCGTACTTGCTCAAGGGTGAACACATCCCGATCAGCCCGGTGATGATGCGCCACGTCGCCAACAAGATGAACAATTGGGACGACCACGGCACCCCGATTCTTCTACGCGGCATGCGAACCTTGCTCCATGAGGAAAAGCTCATGGCCTCGCAGGAAGCCATCGCTGAGCGTCTGTACTCGCCGTTGATCCTCGCCAAGCTAGGGATCATGGACATGGGCGACGGCCTCCCGCCGTGGCTCCCCGGCCCGGAAGAGCTTGAGTCCGTCCGTGACGACCTCGACATCGCGCTGTCATCTGACTTCCGCGTCATGGTCCACCACTTCGGCCTTGAGATTTCCAACGTGTTCGGGCGCGAGCAGATGCCTCGCCTGGGCGACGACTTCGACCGCATCGAGCGCAGGCTCATGCAGGTGTTCGGCGTGAACCCGTCACTGCTCTCAGCGGGCAGCAACACACAGCCGTACGCCTCTAGCGCGCTACAAGCCGAGTTCATGAACCAGATCCTCCGCACGTTCCAGGGCATGCTCAAGGAGCACTACCGCGAGCGTGCTCTCGTCGTGGCTGAGGCGCAGGGCCACTACGACTACGAGACAAAGGGTGACACACGCATCCCGATTTGGGAAAAAGTCGCCATCACCGACGAGGAGACAGGTGAGCGTCACATCGAGGAGGTACAGAAGCTCCTGGTCCCGGACCTCAAGTTCGCGACCTTCGACATGCGCGACCAGGCTACCGAGCGTCAGTTCCTCATGGCCCTCCGTCAGATGGGCGTCCCGATCCCGAACGAGGATCTGCTCATCGGCATCGACTGGAACTACCGCGAAAAGGTCTTGCAGTACAACCGCGAGTTGAAGGAGCAGACCATCGCTCAGCAGCGCGCGAAGCTCGACACCTACATCGCTCTCGCCACGCAGGGACTCCCGATCCCGCTCGACCTCAAGGCCGAGGTTGAGTCCGTGCTAGTCCACGGAGCAGGCGCAGGTGGGGGTATGCCCGAAGGCGGCGGTGGAGGCATGGCAGGAGCACAGCAGCAGAAACCAGGCGGCATGCCCGGATCAGTTGGTCCTGCCGGTGGCCCGCCTGAACTTGGACCTCCTGGCGGCGGTGGTGGAGGCATCAACATGCCGCCTCCGCCTCCTGGCCTTGGCTCAGGACCGGGCACCGCGCCTCCTGGCGGCGGAGCACCGGCAGCTAGCCCGATGGCTCCTGGTCCCGCAGGCACCGTCCCGCAGGTGAGCAACGAGCGTCGTCCTGGCCTGAAATACAACACGTCGAACCAGGGCCACCCGATCATCGGTGCTCGCGAGGGCAGCGACTTCGATCAGTTCATGGCCGACTACCCCGACCTGGGCCTCCCGTTCGTGGACTACGTGGCCGACAACACAGAGGACGAGCTAGACAAGATCGACCGTGGTACCCTGCTATCGTTGAGCAAGGCATGGCCGAAGAATGCAGCAGCATACCAGCACAAGGTTGCAGAGGAGGTCGCGGTATATCTCGCGAACACCCCGGATTCAGAGCCGGAGCCTGCTAAAGTAGAGCCACCAGTTGAGTTCACACTCAAGGCGAATCAGGAGCTACGGAAAGTAAAGGGTGAGCCAGATCGCATCATCGAGACACCTTCCAAGAAACGGATCAAGCACAAGGTCGCGACTGACAAGAAGTACACTGTCGTTGACCCGGTGGAAAAGCCGCTTCGTGTAACACCCGAGGAAGAAGCCAAGCTCCGCAAGGCGTATTTCAAGGCCAACAAGATACCACTACCAAAGGATGAGAATGAGTCAACCGAGCCAAAGTC